CTATTGTTCCGGCAGTTTCCATGATATCAATAACACGACCAATGGTACCATCAGTCCAATCAGATATCAGGCCCATGTTGTGATGTGGTTTATTCAGCAACAATGTCAGCTTGTTTAATGAATCATCCTCCGACCAAGGAATATACAAACGTTCAGGATCATTGGCAAAGGTCTCCGGAAAACTTCTATACGCTGGATACAATACATTAGCACCCAGTGTATCGGCTTCACTTACTGTATTAGAAACCCAATCTTGCAATGCACAGTTAAACAGAACACGAGTATCATTTAACAAATCATAATATTGATTCTTGCTGAGATTTTCATGTATCTCCAATTTACCTGCTGCTGCCATTGTGCGAGCACGAGTAATAAAATCTTCATTATTACTACGCAATGGCCCGCCGGAGAACACAGCAAACTTAACATCGGGATAGCTATGTTGATATTCTTCAGCAAGATTCATAAAGAAGCCAGGTTGTTTTTCCTGATCAAACCGTGCTGCAAAACCCACACGTCGTGAACGCTGATCAAATGGCTTGATATTTGCTGCACCTCCGATACGTTCCAATACTTCTTCTTTGCCAAATGCCAGTCCACTAATGTTATAGATTGGAGCAGTCCAGCCAGCAATCCGCATGTGGGCAACCATCTCTTCGTTAGTGGCAAGAACACCGGTAACAAAGCAATTTACCATTTGTTCAAATGTTGACATCCACTTACTCATTCCCCAAACATGGACGAAGTCATCCGGATCAATTGCCTGTGCTAAACAACGTACAAAGATACGTGGACGTTGTGAAGCCGGAACTTGATTAAGAATATACGGTAAGCTCTCCATGCCTGGAGCAAACATATCTTCAAAGTAAACCACATCTTCATGGGTGACATCACCTCGTCGCATCATCTGCACAAGGTTCATCATTTGACTCATGCTAAAGTAGCTGCGTCCATGTGCATCAAGTACCTGACCAACCGAGATTGCTTGTGTATTATCTATAGTTTCGCCAGGTACATACACCACATCAAGCCCACGTTTATCAAATACACGTCGGTTCCACTCGGTCAATTGTAATGTGTAACGTGACTCGTATGATTCCAAGCCCATGTAAAATAGTGTACGCATTATTGCAACGTCGGCCGAGGTCCAGTGCTAAGTCGAATCTGGTCTTCCTCCCACATATTTTTAGCACGTTTACCCTGTGTGCTTTTGCTATATTGTTGCCAAGCATAGCTCTTAAAGTTGTAAAGATCCGCTTCATTGTATCGATAACCAAAGTCTCGACAAAATGCAAGATACTTTTCAAGATCATCAAAAATAACTGCTACGCGGGGATTGTGTTGGATTTGAATCTTTGCCATGATATTTCCTTCTTGCTAGGTTAAGTGAGATTATTAAGATAATTAATGCAGCATCCGTTCTCACCATCTTCGGATACTTCAATTACAACATGCCGGTACGGATATTTTACTGCTATTTCTTGATACAAATCATCTGCCATCATCTCTACACTTTTGTAATCAAGTGCAAGTATACTATCTTTATAGAGATTTTCCAACCAGCGTTTCACCTGAATAAATTCTAAATCACGGTCATTATGTGTGACAGAAATACTCACTTTAAAATGAAACATATGACGATGTTTTGACGCAAGAAAACTAACATCATACTCATCACCGGTGGCCAGGGTTGGATCAGTTGCTGCTGCCGGATAACAATGTATACCTTCTTTTTGGAATGTTACCCAAATTTTACGTTTTGCATGACTCATGATTCGCTCACGTTGTTCGGTTAGTGCCTGTGCTCGTTGGTTCATGATTTTAACGCTTCCATAGTAATAATGCGACCTATTTCTTGTACAATATCTTGATCCAAGCCTTGGATGATTCTTTTAAACATATTGGGTCCTTTTGTTTGATATAATTGTTTTCTTGCTGATACAACTTGTGGTGTACCATAGATCTTGTTCATTCTATGTTGTTTGGGCTGGACTGAGGCACCCATGATTTGTGGATATGTTGACATTATAATTTACTTTGAGTATACAATGAAATTTGGTCAATGATATGTGATGCCCACAATTCATGACCTTTCTCGGTTGGGTGTTTGGTTCCTTTTTTAGAATTTAATCCACTTTGATCTAGCCATTTGTTTAGTTCATTTGCTTTGTCTATCAACGGCATGGTAAAATTTTTATATATAGTTGTATCTGTGATTGCCATACTTTTATTGACTTGCCCATACCCTTTATCGCCGAATATCCATCCTGTGCCCATGATAGTTCTAACTGGTCTTGGTAAATTTTGATAATCGGCTAACACTTCAATCCAGTTGACATCTGTAGTAATAATTGGCATGTTTTTAAGTGTATTGTATATTGGATGCCAAACAAAGTTTTGTCCAACAAAAAAAGTAACTCTATCATCTGCTATTTCTAATATAGATTCAATCTGTTGAATCCAGTGTTGTTCGATTTTGTTTAATATCTGTTGATATAGATTTTCATGTAAAACAAGTTGTTCGGTGTCTCTATAAAGATTAAAATCAAAAGAGCTAGCACTACCAATGTCTCTAGCAGTTTCGGTTAGAGTGATAATCACATAAATTTTGTCATACTGTTGATTTTTTGCAAGTTTACTTATTATAAAGTCTACCACTTTTAGCACCCAACTGTTAGACCATCCCATACAACCAACATTGATTAAATCTGCATCGTAATAATCTGCCAGCAGTCTGCCATATATTTTTTGTTCTCTTGTGATTGGATCTAGTCCCCCACCCCATGTCCAACTGTCACCGGCACTCAGTACCAATGTAGATTTGTTTCTTTCAAGTATTGAATAGTGTACTAGATCCTCGTTGCCATCCTGTTGTTTTTTCCAATCTCCCAAACGTTTAAGCCAGTCTGTCATAGTGTGTAATCCTGTTTGTAATCATCCCAGGAAGTAAAAGTTTCACGACTCATTAGACTATGTAGACTGTGACACCAAACGCCAGGATTGGTAGCATCAAAGTCTTTATCATCGAGTTTTATAACAGCATTATAATTAAATTGATTGATATATGGCAGCTTAACTGAAATCATTGGAATAAATTTTCTCTTCTCACACAAACAAGAATCATGCAAGTTTTCAACATGTCGAACATCCAAGTCCAAGGAACAATACATGGTATCCACATATGATTTGATCATCTCCTCCCATCGCATCCATTCATACGGCGGGTCATCGGACTCGCCTGGATTGAAACTTTGATTAGCACCAAAGAAGATATGAGTAATATCCGGAGCAAACACTAGTTGTACTGCAATATCTTTAACTGGTTGTACCCCGACCACAAACAATGTTTTATGTCCAAATGCTGGAGTATGTTCGACTTCGATACCGGTAAAAAATTTTACATCTTCGTGTCCGGGACGTTCCATTATTTTGTACCTTCGAGTTTATCAAGAGCTGCTTGATCTAAGTATACACTATCATCCATATCTTCATCAACCTCAATATCACCAGAATCAAATAATGCATTAAATCGAGCGTGAGCGTTTTGAGTTTTCTTACCTTTGAACCCCCGTGTACCAATAATATCCATCCAATAACTGTTATAGTGCTCGATTATGGCCATGGATTCTTCTTTGTCTGGTGTTGAGAAGATAGCATTAACGATATCCCGGAATCTCGAACCATCACCATTCTCATGCCACATCATTCTTGGCCAGGAACCGGCATCATAGTTACGATTGGCACGTTGTACAGATTCCAAATGCATCCAAACATTATGCCCCATAAGCAAAGCATAGCTAAAACTATCCCAGGATGTTTTACCTTCTTTACCATTCTTATTAAGGTCACCCGGTTTATAGATACAGATGTCTTTCATAAGTAGATGCTGGCTGATTGGACTTTCATCAAAGTGTTCGACCAATCCATCTGCTAACACCGCATCTCTATATGTGCGGGTATCTGTTGCATACTTTTTATCATCGGCAATTGGGCTCATCTTATATGACCATTTACCATTTTGTGGCAGATCAATGTGATGATATACTTGTCCATTTGCTGTTGCAAGGAATGGACTGGCACAATCAAAACTGATAGTAAAGTTTGGATTGATATACTTGCGTACCGACCGTTGAATATCTGTAAGAAGCACAGCCCATTCTAATTTACTTGTGCCTAAAAAATGCATCCAATCATGTATACCTTGCTGTAATAGATTGTCATGACGTAATGTTATCAAACGTTTGAGTATAAGGTGGATATCACACATATTCTGTCCACCCATACTCCACCCATCAAAATGTTTGCCCGGATACTTTATAGGATCACAGTAATCCTTCATTGTATCATACCAATTGTCGGCTTCGTCGTGATTGGCACCTTGCAACACATTTAGGATTTTTACACCACCATTTGCCACACCTTTACGATGTTGCATAAAGTATTCATTATTGAACTTGGTAGCATCCACAGCTTCTTGATGTGTGGTTATGCCACATGCTGCTTTTGCCTTCATGTCATGAACTACCCATGTTGGAATATCCAATGTCATTCCGTAATTAGCAATGCCATCTAACCATTTAAGTACAGCTTCACGTTTAGTTTGTGCGGCAGCTAACTTGGCTTTGTATTCCTTTACCAAGTCAACAACAACTGACTTGCCACGCTTATTGATGCGTGTCTCTTGTTTTATTACTGCCAAATCTTTAAGTTTTTGTTGTACCGGAGCACTATTTGGATCACGCCATTCTCCTTCCCACAAGCCCTTAGCGATCTGGAAGCCACCGGAATCGCCAAGCATTAGTGTATTTGGATCACGATCACGAACCATGTCTTCAGACATATCCGGCTTGGTAAGATCAAGGTTCGCATGTCCACCAGAATACAACGACCACTTATATGGGAATAGTGCTTTCTGTGCATTAAGCCAATTCATCATTTCCATATCCGATATACCTAATGGCATACGTGCCGGATCAACATAGGTACCGCCATTACGTTGTTTGCCTATGTATGTTGCATAAAATCCAGAAATGGCCGGCAAGAAAATTGCATAATCACTTTGCTTGGCTGTGAGATCATCCTGTTCCATGTGTTTATTTAGATTGAGCTGGCAAGATGTAATTATAAACAGCCAGGCCCGAATCGACTGTGATCTGTGCTGCACCATCATCACTGATCTTTACCACCTTGTCACCAACAAGATCCATGATAGAAATGAATGTTTTAATAGGCCAGGACCAAACACGTTTTAGTTGCCCAGTTACACCAGCATGGAACACAAAGTTTCCGGCATGTGTGCTATGGTCGCCAAAGTAAAACATCAAATCTCCATTTTCTGTCTTGGCTTGGAAGTTAAGTTCCTCGGCATTGGCCTGAGCTTGCATTTTCAAACGTAGGATTGAAGCAACAGCCGGTTCGAATTCTACATGCCAATTAGCACCTTTGAACTTCACTGGTTTAAGTTTTTCATTGACCATTTCTGCTGACATAAAACGATAACTATTACGGAAATCTCCAGCTGCATTAGCAAAATTGAGACTTTCAGGTCCGTTGCCATCACTGCGTTGTTTGATACTGAGCTTGGCATTTTCTCTATATTCTTGCAAGCTAAGTAGGATTTTAAGTTTGCTAAGGTTTGGCATACCAAAGGTGCCGACGAAATCTGCTACTGGTTTAGCAAACTGCCCTTCGACGATTACGCTGCGATCTTCGGCCATGCCTGAAATTAAGGTTGTTGTATCTGTACCAACGATCTTAATAAGATCAATTACACCCAGGTCAACTGTGTGTGATACTAAATCTGATAAGTGGTCTTTCATGTGTTTCTCCTTGAAAAGTTATTATACATTGTATATTTAGATTTTGCAACTAAATTGGAAATATTCTTGCCAGTGTTTGTCCAGCACGTAATGATGTAAGCTTACCGGGTTTGGTCAATTCAATCCAGGCAAACGCTCCCATGGACCATTCAAAGGTAACTGTGTACCCAAGACTTGATATTATGTCCAGCAGATGATGTTTGGGGGTATATGAATTAAATGTACGTTCAGCAAGATCTACACCATGCTCATGATCACAATTATTATAAGTCATCATTAAGGTGCCACCGGGACGTAACAATTGGAATATCTCTGTTAGATAACGTTGTATGAGTTCAAGCGGCCTATGATTGAAAAAACTATAAGCTAAACATATTCCGATTTGTTCTTTTGGCATGGATGTAAATAATGGTTCTCCCATTACTTCTGCGATCTCATGCACACGCAATCGGCGTTGATATTCGGGAGTGAATCCGGTAATCCAGGGTGACAATAATTCTTTGTTAAGATCCGCAATGTACAATGGATCATTTGCCACCATGTCTTTTATCCAATATTCGGTGCCGGGACGAATAATTAATCCCGGATATTGCCAAGCGGTCTGCATGGCGATTCGAGAATGACATACAGCATCAACTTCGGCAGGCAGCGATTGTTTCTTACGCTCTAACATTTGAGCGTTGGTTATATGTCCTGAAATATGTCCTTGTACTTCTTGCGAATATACCTCGGTGCTATTGGCAAAATATGTTGGTTCTTTTGCAACAATTATCTCATTAAGTTGTGCTATTAATCTCGATAATCCATTATAAAATTTATCACATTCATCTGTGATAATTTGTAATTGTTTGGATAGCTCATCAATATATCCATCAACTTTTATCGGCGAGTCTGATACAGTTTGTAATATCTCATTGGGTAGTTTAACAGCCGCGGCTTTTCCTGCCGCTGCATCAATACGCAACAAATGATTTCGATATGCAACTATACTACTGAGACGGGCGGATTTTTTACTCAAAATTCAAATAGATTCTGAAAAGTGTTTTCGGTATTGGTGGCGGATGCAAGATCCCACTTCAATACACTTAACAAGTTGTCGATCTTTTGATCCACAACAGTGGCTTCCATCTCAGTATCATCAAACGGCAACTCTTTAAACCACTGTGGTAGATGTTGTTCATCTGTTGGATACCCAATACTGGTCCATCCAAGCGGATTACTTCTAAGTTTGCAAACAATAGTTTTCATACCATCTATTATCTGCATACTATAATTATCTGAATTCATCCTGCGTAGATTGTTCCAATTTATAGCTGCTCGCACATGTCCAGGCATGTTGGCGCGACCTTCACGCTCTTCTTTTTTACCGTACATGGTTAGATTATTCACACGCTTGGGACTACCCTTCTCCCAACCCGGACGTTCTGAAAACTCATATTTGAATTTACGTATACGTTCTATAACTGCATCGCGTTCAGCACCACTTAGCACTGATTCCAATACTTCATATAGAAATTCTTGTATAACCTTGGGTGTGTCTGAACGCTTTAGATCCAGGCCCATGGCTTTGATCTTGCCCGGCTTACCTTTAACATCCAGCCTATGTCCTTCGAGATCATATATCAATACTGCATAACGTTTCTTGGTAATGAACAAGCCACGCTCGGCAACCAATTCACGACCGGCTCGTATAAGTTCTCCAGCAGATCTCGGACAATGGAATGCCTGTTCCATAAATGTTGGAAATCCATCATTTACCTGTTCAGCTATACTATCATATAACTGCACACACATCTCTTTACTCCAGGTCATGCGTCCTTCGGCAACCTCAGTTTTTATTGCCGGCCACGCACTGAAATAGGTACTGTCCGTATCACCATATATGATAGCTTCACCAACATGATCCTTGTGGCCAGTTATGCATTTGTTTATATGTCCGGCCATGTGCTGTGCAATAGCACGACCAGTCAGCGTTGTGCTTTGCCCAATACGCGGATCGTTAAATCTACATCCTGGATTGAGAATAGCACCATACAAACTATTTAAATTAATCTTTTTAACAAGTTGTTTCTTATCCCATAAGGCGATCTCTTTAGGATCAGTTGCTGCTTTCTTGTTGGCCTGCATGACTTGGCGTTCGGCATACCAACGTTCCAACAGTCCAGGAATAATACCACGTATTTCATGTGTGACTATGGTACCATTTGCTGTGAGCATCCAGGGTTTGTTAGAATTAAATACCATACCCCATACCTCCGGGGCAGAATGCACAGACTCTTCACCTGTTTGCCAATCTATAGTGATCTCAGTGCCTGGTTGTTGTTCCATGACTGCGGTGTATTCAAAGCTGCCAAACAATCCTTCCCATGCTGCTGCAAAGCTCGCCCCCTTGTCTATCTTGTCTGAGATATAACGGTCTGTCATTATTGGCCGCAATTGTCCAACGATAGTCTCCGGGCTCATGTTCAATGCACGGATCGCACTGGGATACAGTGAGTTGATATCAACTGCTCCGATCCATTCATGCATACCTTTTTTAGGATATGCAACATAAGCACCTGCGGCCTGTGTGTTTTCTTCCGATCCAAACCTTTTACGATTGGGCACAACCATGTTGCGTTCGTGTGCTTCATTTATAATAGCTTGTTCAGTTACTGCCACCGCCCCCATGGTTGTTTGCAGCAATACAGTATTGGCATGTGCTAGTTCATTTGCAATATCAAGGAAGCGTAGTTTTCTATCAAGTTTGTGCAGGATCAAAGTATCTTGTCTGTTGTATTCAATAAACTTTCGAAAATCTTTATTGTACAGTTGATCCAGTGTCCCTTCGTACTGTGTTTTACGTTCGCCAAGTTCATATTCAGCAATGGCATCTAAGCTATAGCTGTGTCGTTCTTCGTAAGTGTACTTGCGATACAATTGCATATAGTCCATATGCACACGACCAACCAAATCGTATGTTTGATGTTCAGCACCAAAACGTTCAAAGGTACGTTGTTTAGGATGTTGTCCCCACAAACAGAATCTGCGTGTATCATCCTTGCTCAACACACGGGTGATACGATTCACGGTGTATGGAATATCATAACCTTCTGAGTTCCACCCACTTAGCACATCTGCATCTTCGATGAGATCAAGGAAAGCATTCAGCATATCCTCCTCACGATCAAAGATCATGGTGTTATCAAATTCTCTAACAATATCTTCAGCAGTGGCACGACTCATGTGTTGTGGAGGCACAGCCAGGGTAACAATCTGATCGATCCAAGATAGATATACCGATATGGCTGTAACCGGATTAAACGGATCAGTAGTTGGTGAGAATCCACGTTCTAAGTCAAATGCAACTTCAATGTCAAAAAATGCAACATTAAGTTCTGGTGCATCTTGTCCCTTGTAGTTCTCTTCCAAGCAACGGAAGATGGGATTGATATCACCTTCATACACAGGTTTGCCTGAGTTCATGCGTAGTTCTTTATAGAACTCTTTGCTGTTTCTACTGCTGAATCGAGCCACCGGAGAATTGTAAATGGAACGGAATTTACCTCGTGGATCATCGTAATAGAACACAAAGTTAGCTGGATATTCTTGATATATCCGTTCACCATTACGGCGTTCAACTACGTGTATGCGATCTTTCTCTTTATCGAAGAGACAATCAATATAACTCAAATTATTTTCCTTTAAAAACTATTATACTATACTCAACGTATTAAGTCAACTATTTGATCTATTGATTCGAGATTTTGTTGTTGACATTGATTAAAAAACTTTGCAGTTAATACATGGTTTTGATTATGTTGACAACTGTCCTGAGTTGCTATTAGCAATTGATCTATATTGATTTGATTTAAATAATCAATTAGATTAATAATACTTGTTGCTCTTGAAATATTGCCTGGATCCGAATCCCACAAAATATCAAACCCATAGTCAAATTCAAATCCCAAATTTGTTAATGTTTTATAAGTTTCAAATTGACCAACTGGTATAAATGCAGTACCGCCTAAAATACATTTCAGTGTCTTTTCAGTAATAAAGGGTCCGGGATAGATGTAAGATGAGATTGCATCCGACATATAACTGTAATGGAAACTTTCGTTGGTAAAATGTATTGCACAATCTTGATATAACGGTTGCCAAGGATTACCCGTCATGCCTTGGTTATTATCCCGTATATTTTCAAATGTATCGATAGTTATTTCTTGTCCAAGATACCGAGTTTGAAATAACTGTGTGAGTTGATCCAATACAGTATTGCCAGTTAACTGCCATCCATGTACACTTTTTTCGTCCAACCAATCATGTAGTACAATAAGAGATGACTCTCGAGCCGATTCTAACAGTTTTGTAGTCACCCATATCTTACTTTGAGTTATTCTATTACATACAGCACTAAACTTATATTTAGGTTGTGTTTTTTCTTGTATACCAAACCAATTTTGCATTTGTTGTAGTTGGTAATGCCAATAAAAGAATGGCATAAAATGCACACCGGGAATATCTAAATCATAATGATTACCATCAAACAGTACAAAAATTGGACCAGTTACTTGTTGTTGTTTAAGCCATGCTATATCCACTGCTTCTAGATGAAAGCTTACTATATAATAATCATATCCAGATGGTAACTTTTGAGTTGGCCATGCTTGAAATAAAGCAAAGTAAATGTTTTTATCTGGTAGTTGTTTAATCCATTCGTAGCCGGGATATACAGATATATTTTTCTGTACTCCCTGACAGGGTCTTGGAACCAGCATCTTACGCATTGTGAACTATATTACAACGTTTTGCCAACTGTGGTCAAGATTGTTTCCAGCAGTTCGTGATCAGATTGTTCGCGTCCAAACTCACTCTTATGTGCCAATTTTATAGCTTTTTTTAGCACACCGGGTTTGATTTCCATTTCTTCTGCGATTGATTTTATGGTATCACTAAGCCCACCAGTGAGTGTTTCAATTTCGTGCATGACCGCCATACCCTCGTTGATAATCTGGGTGAGTTTCAATTTCTCTTCTTGGCTGAATACTTTTGCTGACATGTGTTTCTCCTTAAAGATATATTATAGCTTATATTTTGATAGATAGCAAGAGAAAAAGAAATCTCCCTGTTCAAATATGCAAGTAGCGAATTTACATATTTAGGCCAGGGAGAACGCCTACACCAAACGGTAACTTAATACCGGTCCTAAGGTGATTCTTATAGTGATGTTTTGCTATGATAATCCTGCAAAGATTTCTTATCCCAAGGGCTGATGCCATTACGTAGTGCGTCACCCTCGATCCGACGCATAGAAATATAGTTTGTGATATCCTCATGGTCCATTTCGTCGTATGGGGTGAAGTCAGCGTCGATGGTCAAGCCAGATGTTGTGAGTATAATATTGTGCCAAATCTTGCGATTCTCGCCGGGTTCAATTTCGTATTCCGGCCAGTATTGGAATTCTTCCATCACACCTTTTTAGTTGTAGGATTTAATTCTTTTGTTTTCTTAAGAGCTTTTCCGGCTAAGTTATGTACTTTACCTTTAGGATCTTTGTTAGGATCAACTGGTGTCCACGGTCCTTCTTCTTTCCAACTTGTTAGTTCCTTTTGTAAGTCGTCAACTGAACGTGCTTCTGCCATGCCTTGCTCTTTAATCTTAAGATTCTTGGTTAATTCATTGCTTGATCCTCCCATCATGTTCTTGAAGGATGCGTCGGCATCTTGATTCTTGACTGGTTTAACCATCTCACTATCCGGCACCGGATGCTTTCTTAAGAAGTCCCTGGTAGGATTTCTAGTTTTAGATGCTTCTGCCATGCCTCGCTCGTTGCGATTTAAATATGACGATAATAATTTACGGGCAAAAAAGCGGTGTTCTTCTGCGTTCTCTTCATACTGCCCTGCCATGGCTTGTAAATGGTCTATCTTAGGTAAATTTTCATCTGTTGGCTGCATCATTGATTTTCTTGCTGCCGAATCATACTTTTGCATCTCTCTCTCTGCTGAGTCCAGATGTTTTTTTAGTTCACGATACAGTTCAGGATCTTTTTGTACCAACGCCAGAACATCTTCGCGTGATTCATACTTGTCTAATTTCCTAATTGCTAATTTTATTGCGTTGTTTGTTATTGAACCACCTGACACCCCTTCCGACATACCTTGCTCTCTCATCATCCCCCGGGGAGTACGGCTGTCTTCACGATCTCGCTCGCTTTTTGATATATTTTTGCCAAAGTTTGGCTTGCTAGGAACTACGCCTCGAGCTCGTGCTTTTTCAAGCTTGGCAACTAGCTTGTCATCTTTAGTGG